AGAAAAAAAACTCTCTCTTCTACAAGAACCTACAGCTTTTGGGATAAAAACTTTTAATGAGCTTTTGCACGAGAATGTTACACTAGCCAAAGAGATACTCGGTAGTGAGTGGCTTCCTCTTGAGTCAGACCCATATATGAAAAAACTAAGAGTTTTGACACTAAGACAGATCCACAATCAAGCCGACAAAAAAGAGACGGTTAAACAGCTTTTAGTAACGACTGCTACAGGTGTTGCTTTGGATCATCTTGGTAGTTCGGTCAGTATCTTTAGAGATAAAGGCGAGTACCCATACACGAACTTTGAATTTAAACTCTTAGCTCCGTCACATGAAGATTTAACGATACCTGCAGGATTGATATTAAATAGTAAAGACGATAAATACAAAACTCACACCGTTAATAGCATTCTCATAAAAGCAGGTAGTTTGAGTGTTATCGTAAGAGCGGAACTAGAAGAGTATGTTACACAAAGCGATATCAAAACCGAACATTTAGTTACAGAGCTGACTTTTGCAGTAGATATCAAACAACTTGATATTTTTAAAAACGGTGCGGATGCCGAAAGTGATGATAGATATAGACTTAGGATCATCGCCTCTAACGATAAACATTCAACTGCAGGCAGTGTCGAAGCTTATAAATATTTTGCATATAGTGCAGACAGTAGGATAAGCGATATCTCCATTCCCGATGATAATGAGCCGCTGGATGTAAATATCTATCTCGCCTCTTTTGATATCGTCGATGATGTGATGATAGACAAAGTGTATCAAGCTTGTAATGCAAAATATACCAGACCTCTTGGCGACAATTTAACTGTAGCACCTGCAGAGATAGTGTATGTTGATTTGAGTGCGACCATAGAACTGTTTGATTTGTTGAAACAGGTTGAGACAGACAATAAAATAAAAGCGAACTTCAAAGACTCTTTTTTTATAGGTCAAAATTTTGTCAAAAGTGATTTTATACGAAAGTGCCACATAGACGGTGTTTATAAAGTAGATAGCGATTTTAACGACATAGAAGTTTCAAATAAACAGGTCATAAAGATAGCTTTTTTTGATTTTACATACAAGCAGGCTAAACTATGAATCTGTTGCCAAACAACTCAACATTGGCAGACCAGCAGTTCGCATCATTATTCGACTCTAAAACAACTCTCTCTTTTAAAGAATTGTATGTAGATCCTCTAAGTTGCAACAGTTCACTTTTAGAACATATAGCACTTTTAAAAGGTGCAAATATTGAAAATATGCTTGAGAGTGAAGCAAGATTATATCTAAGCACATTTACCAAAAAGTCAGTTGGAACCGTAGGTGCAGTTGAGGATGCCATAAATGTATGTTTTGATGATGCAAAACTTGTAGAGTGGTTTGAAGATAAAGAAAATCTAAAAAGAGGTATGTTTAATGTAGATGTAAATCTGAAAAACGACACATCACTGATTTACGATGATAGACTCTTTTCTCTCTCTACAAGATTGATAAACAATGCAAAAAATGTTAGAAGCAAATTAGATGCTTTTACTCTCAAAATCCAATCAGCAGGACATGTTGGTTACACATCGGCTTTGGTGCAAGATATCAATTTAAAAAATGATTTTGAATTCAAGGACGAAGCTTCCGTAGATTTGTTTCTGCTCTCAGCATCAATCTCAAATATTGCTTTAACAAATGAATTAAAAACACACATGTCAATATGTGCTTTTGAAATTTCACACGGTGCATCTGTAGCCGTAGAACTAGAAAATGATGCATATCAAAATCTACAAAGTGATATAGATTTATTTTTACAAACGGCATCAGTCTCAAACATTGCTTTAACAAATGAGTTAAAAACACACATTTCAATATGTGCTTTTGAAATTTCACACGGTGCATCTGTAGCCGTAGAACTAGAAAATGATGCGTATCAAAATTTACAAAGTGAGATAAATATAAATACAAAATTCGGAGGTGTGATGGATGTAAATCTTGACAATGAACTCATCTTTAAAAATGAGGCAAATGTAAATTTAAATATAAGAGGAGGAGTTGCATGGGTGTTTTAATGGCAGTGCCAAATAGTGAGGGCGTTGAACTACTAAAAAAAGAGTTGTTTGAAAAAATAACTAAATTCGCACTTGCCGATGAAAACGGCGAGATCTACTTTACCGACACGGTGCATTCGATTTATTTTGATAGCGACGGAGTACTTACGGTTTCTGCATTGATACCAAAAGAAGAGCATTTTACAGTATGGAACAAATGGGTAAAACTTTTAAGCGATGAAGATAAGGTTATCGCTGACATAGAAACGCCTGCTATTCAGTTTGTAAAAGGTGTAGGTGGAGAGCAGACCGTAAAACTTACGGTTGGCGGTAAGGCTGGAGAGGTGGTATTTAAAAAAGATGAATACCTAACACTTGGGGAGATGAACGGTTTGTATATCAGTGCTATCGAAGCATTAACTACAAAAGTATTTCAACTTGAAAATAAATTAATAAGAAGAGGAATTTTAGATGTCTAAGACGTTAGAAAATTTAATAGAGCAAGCAACGGAACTTTTAAAAAGATATGACGGTGCTGTTCTTTTACTAGAAAAAAAAGCTGAGGATTATTCGGTTAGGTTGGCACATGAAACTGATGACAGCATCGCACTACTTAAAAAAGAGATAGCTATATTGGATGTTGATGAAACGATCAATATTCTCAGATCTGTGTCAAATAAAAATATCGAAGCATTAACGGTTAAAAGTCAAGAGATAACTGCTGAGATGGAACAAAAGTTACAAAACTTAGATATAGAGCAGGTTATCGCAGATTTTAAAACTGAAGCGGATGCAATAGTAAAAAGTATTAAAGATGAAGTTATTACAACATCTCAAAATAATATGACTAATTTTACAATATTGAGTTCTAAAAATATTAAACTCAATCGTGATTCGAGTTGTGTACAAGGTAGCTCAACTTACAGTTCACTAATCAAGGTTGCTAAAAATCGTTTCGCGATTGCTAAACTTTTATTTGGTAGTGGTCGCACGGAAGCTACTCTCACACCTTTTACTATTGACGGAAACGGTAAATTATCGGTTTCAGAACCTGCTCAAATGTTCTTAAACATTTCAGGTGCAGGTATATCAACAACACAATTCTTTAGTGCTGACAACACGGGTAAACTGTTTGCTTATGGACATAACATGTATCCGGGTCAAAGTTCACATCAATTTGGTTATTTCTATGGTCGTGTTAATGAAAACAACAATGTTGTAGATGTTGGTTATTCAACAGATCTAAACTACCATCAAAACAATGGACAGTATGGCGGAATGTTAGATGGAGACGGTAACGGATTTTATGCGGATGGAAGCTCTTACAATCAGTCTGATTCAAAACAGAGAAGTATCCATATTAACTATAGTGGAGACACTCCGAGCTTAAAAGTTCATAACCCAAGTTCAGACACTTCAACAGGTTATGCATCCCACTTCATAGGTCAAGAAGGTGTGTCAAATGCAGGTATAACAGGTATCGTTCATTATAGAACTAGTGCCAATGCTTACAAAGAGAGAGCATTTAACAGTGATGGATCTAGCGCTGAATATGAGATCTCAGGTTGGGACAGTGAGATGGTAGCCTTTGTTCTATCTAATGGCAAAGTACTAAATATTACAAGAGGTTCAGCAGGTTATATTGCTTGTGTATATGCCGCTTACAACAACAGAACCATAGTGAACGATATAAACTTTGATCTTAATCATTTTTATCCTTATTGGTCAAATGCAAATATCACAAATGTTGCTAAAGATACTTGGCTAGTTTTTAACTATCAAATACGAGCGATATTTACGATGCACATCAATCCTGATACTTACGAAATGACTATTATTGATGGAATTGATAGTGGCTTGTTGACAGGAAATAACTCTCAACTTTCTGTAAAAGTTGGTGGTGCAAGTAATGAGTTTTTGATTGTTTCTCAGCATCAAGAGAATAATTTTCAAACGGTTAAAGTTGTAAAAAATCCATTAAAAATGAAAAAGTAAGGACATAAAATGAATAGAAGATATATAACATTATTAACAGCTTATTTAGCGGTATGCACAGTTGAGAGTGATCGTGCAATTTTAGAAATTGCAATAAATGAATGTAAGAGTGGCAACACTCCAACTTTACCAATCCATATAACAGCTTCGTTGCTTTTGGGTAGTGATGAACTTTTACCTACAGATACCGACTTCGTATCTGACGAGTTTAAAGCTAGATTGGAAATAGCTAAACAGGAACTCGCTTATCTGCCAATTGAAGAGCATATCTATTCGATGTATCCAGAAAAGAAACAAGCTCAAGATAACGGGTGGGTTCAAAACTTTACAACAAAGTTAAAAGCTGGTGGTATAACTGATGTTGAAGCTCAAATCGTAACGATGGCAAGTTCTTTTTTAACAGGTAAAAAACTTAACAAAATTCTAACAGGTGTTGACGGAGCTGTTAAACCGATGTATGAAAAACTTGTAGAAGTTGCGGTTAAAAATGAATGGGCTTACCTTTGTATTGGAGAGGGTAAAAAAGCTATAGCTGAGAATAGGGAAGCGGTATATCCTGAGTTTCCAAAATTTGACTAAGGAGTACTTATGCCAAACGGAATAAAAGTATTACCAACAAAAAATAAAAGTGCAACGGCAACAATCATCACGAGTACAACCGTGATAGGTCTTGTCGGCACGGCAGTTTTGGCAAAGATGGATGAAGCTATCTTGGCAAAACTGGGGGACGAGAGCCAATCTAAACTTTTAAGATTTGGAAATGCTGATGAGGCTTTAGAGTTTTTTGCAGAGCAAGAAGGAACTATAAGAGAAGATCTATGGGATATCAAAATGCAAAATGTAAAATCTCCCGTTGTTATCTCTTTAGTAGAGATTGGCGATGCTCACGAGGGTAAAACTCCTCAGACCTTTTATGACGATGCGGAGTTAAAAAGTGCAGTTGTCGTAGCTGTAGGAAACTTGCAAAAAGCAAGAACGCTTTTTGGTGCAAAAGTAAGAATCGCAATAGCTTCATATTTTTCGCATGATGATACGGTTAGAAACGCACTCGATAGTTTTGTAACAGGTACTAAAACGATAGCAATCGTAGATATGAACCTAAACAATGTAACAGATGCCATAGTTGAGCTTCAAGAGCTCGGTTCAATGAGATATTTGGCATTCCCATTTTATCGTGTCGTATGGTCTGTTTTTGAAGATAAAACGGTTACTAAACCTAACTCAGCAGTCGTGGCAGGTCACATAGCTTATTGGGATGCGATGCTCGGTGAGTTCGGTTCTGCTTTCGACCATGCAAATAAACTCATCTATGATGTAGAGGGTTGTGTAATTCCTCTCACATACGAAGAGGGCGAAGATACATGCGATGTAAATCAAATCGTTAATGCAGGCGGAGCTTTAATCATAAACGATGATGGAAATCGTCTTTATAACTTTGAAACGCCTAGCGATGATGCAAGATTTAACAAGCTTGAGACGATTCGTTTTTTCGACCTCATAAATGAAAATCTGCAAAAATCTTTAAAAAAACATAAGCACCGCCCGACAACTGATGTTCTTACACTTGCAAAAGCGGATGCGGAAGCTTTTCTTCTAAAAGCGATCAACTCCGGTGCAGCAATCGGTGCAAAAGTTTGGTGGTCCAGCAAAAACAACGGTGCAGAAATCGCCGCAGGTATTTTGTATATGGACTATGACGCAGGTAACAATGTCGGCGTAAGAGCGATTGTGATCCAACCTTATGCAACAAATGAATACTACACGGTAGAAGGGTTTTAAAAATGACTAAAAGCGGATTAGGGCAACCAAGCCAAAACCTCACGGGTCTATCAATTATGATAGCAGGTAAAAACACATTCGGATATACGGACGATGGAACAAAAGCTCCAGCGTTTGAATTTGAAACGGTAAACGAAGAGAGTACAGGTCTCGTAAAACAACCTAAAATGACTGTTGCAGTCAAAAACTTAGGTGCTGAGTATATCACTCACATGAGTGCAGGATTACCTTTCGTCTTAAAAGGCAACATTAGAGAAAGTGGAGAGGATAAACCTCTTCTCATTACTGCTCAAGGTCAGCTTCAAAAGATGAGTGGAGAGATCAAAGAGGGCGATTCTGTAAAAAGAGAGTTTGAAATTCGTGTTGACATGTACTCTGAGATTGTTGATGGACTTCCAACCATCATTTACAGCAGAAATCCTTACAAATGTATTTTAGGCGGCATCGACACGGCACCTGATTTTAACTCAAATTTATAGGAGGCACTAGATGGCAAAAACGGAAATTGAATACGGTCAGAAAAAAGTTACTCTCTCGAGACTTTATCCTTTTGGAGAAGTTGTAGAGATACAAATCGGTAAAGAGACAAAAAAAGTTACCGAACTGACTCTTAACGAGTTAAACGGTTTTGATGATGAGATCATCACAAATGAGGTCGAAAAAAATAAAAAAATAGGCGGATATGTTCAGATATCCGTAAGTGCAGGGATTGAGTACAAAGAAGCTCTTTCTTTGGCGAATAAAGACAGTTCCAAAATCATGGAAGTGTTGCAGGGTTTTTAGTTCGGCTTGGCGGCTCTAAGGCTACTAAGCTTGAAGCCTACTCTTTGGTAAGCGAGTTTTTTCTTTTAACAGTAAAAGAGCAAAAACAATTATCGATACGAGAGTGGTTTGATTACTACAATGTAGCTATTAAAAAGCATAAACAAAAGCTTGAGTGGATGAGCTTAAATCGTTAAAACAGTCCTGCCCTGTTTAGGTAGGTTGGGTAACCGTAAAAAAAATCAAAAAAGGATCTATCATGGAAAAAGTCAAATCGTTTAACGAAAAAGAGCAAAGAGAAGCAGTACATGCGGCTCTTACGGCAGAAGGTGTAGAGGTTACAAAAACTCTAGTAGATAAGATTATGGACAAACAATCTGAATTAGCTTTTAATGCACTTGTTGCAGGTTCAAGCATTAAATTCAACGGTTTGGGTACTTTAGAGGTTCGCCCACATACAGAGAGAAAGTACAAGCTTCCAAACGGAACTATGGGAACTGCTCCAGCAGGTTTTCATGTAGAATTTGTTGAGTCAGACAAACTTCTTGAAGCTATGAACGCTCCTGTAGAAAACAATACGGTTCCTGCAACAGTTCCTGCAAAAGTTTAAAAAAAGCAAGGTGTCCAAGAGTCGAGAAAATCTCCGTCTCGACTCTAAATATATTTTTAAAATCCCAAATGTGTTTCAGCAGCTGAACAAAAATGTGACACATCGATTTAGATTTGGTGTGACTCTCCGGATGGATTAATTATAATTCATCATGGTTTTACAAACTGACGCACTATCTAAAATTTTCCATGTTTTTAAATCTTCAACATAGCTTTCATCAATACATATAGATAGATTAGTAGAATATAACTTTAGCATTTCAAGTTGGAAGTTACCTGCTTGTTTCATAGTGTTTATAATATTTGGGCAGTATGTACTGATATAGTTTGCTGAAAAACTAAGTTTTTCAAGTAAACTTGATTTTTTCCATTCCGTCATTGTATGTTTATAAAGTTCTCCATGCTGATACCATTGTTTCTCTACTGCATTTATATTAGTTGTCGCAAATAATAGAGTTATAAAGATAATTGATTTTTTAATCATTGGAAATTCCTTTTTTACGATTTTATCGTATAGGAACTTTTAAACTCTTCAAATTGAGATTTATTATTTTCAGTATATCCATATTTATCATGGAACGATTTATGACATTTTTTACACAATGTAACACCATTGGATAAATTGAACCTTTCCTCCTTATGGGAGGTATAATTTTTAAAATGGTGAGCATTTAAATTTCCACCCGACGAACAGAAGCAGATTTGACAAGTGTAATTGTCTCTTTTAAAAACAGATGTTCTCCACTTTATATTTTGCTCTGTTTTTCTTTGTTTAACTCTCTCTTCTTCAGTTTTTTCTGGGTTATAAAAAATGCTATTCTTGCCACTAAATCTTTCTGAAAAACCTTTATTAGTACATTCTCTAGAACAATAATTAAATTCATTTTTGTTGATTCGAAAATTATTCCTATAAAAAAGTTTATCACAAGAAGAGCATGTAATATCTTTCCCTGTTTTATATTTTTCAATTTTTGAGAAATATAAACATTCTTTAGAGCAGTAATGTTTTTCCGTTCTACTGATTGAGCTAGGATGTTTCTCTATCTTTTTGTTACAGTTACTACAATATACTATAACTTTTTTATAATTTGGACTTTCAATTCCTTTCTTTTGAACATAGTGTTTCAAATAACATTCCCTACTACAATAGATCTTACTCAATGCTTCAGCTCTACTAATCAAAAAAGTGTTTTTACATCCATGACATGTGAAGTTTATTTCTATCCTCTGTGAAATACCTCTACAAGTGGTTGAACAAAATTTAGATTTATTGAACCCCATATATTCATTGTTGCAATGTTCACAAATTTTAGATACTTTTTTTTGAGACATAACAGAACCTCATATCAAGTTTGTTAAACTCTTGATATGTTTTTTTAACTCTTTACTTTGTTTCTTTTTTAGTAGCTTTTTTTGAACATGAAAAAAGTCATTTAGCAGGGTTCTTTTGATGTAGTTTAACTTTGGTATATCGTTGTAGTCAGTTAGAAGTCTGTAAGTTTGTCTCTCATTGAGATACATACCGTAAGTGTCATTTGTCTTATCTATGATGATATTTCCGTAGTGTTTGAGTGTATCTTCATTGTCAGATAGTGACATCTTAAATTCATTTATATCTAACTCTAGCAACTTAGCAAGTGAGTAAGCAGATATAACAGCAGTTTTGTCAATAACTTGGATTAGTGAGTTTTTCATAATTTTACCTTTTTGATGTTTTATAGGTAAAAGTATATTATTGCAAAACTTAAAAACTAATCAATGAGTAGTTTTTAAGAGTGTTTTTCTTTTAGTTCTTGATTAAACTTTCTGATTTCTCTTATAAAGTCTACAGATTTATAAAAATATTTTGGTATGCCTCTAGTGCCATTGCTCCATTGATTTACAGTTCCTGTACTTACTCCAATCTTCTCAGCTAACTCTATTTGAGTACATTCAAACTCTTTGCAAATATCTTTGATGATTTTGTTCTGTTCTTCTTTCATACCAAGCCTTTTTAATCAAAATTATAACTATAAAGATATTACTTTCAATCATTCATTGTAATAGTCATTTATATATTAATATGTATAGTATTATATTAATATATAAATTAATATAAGCTTGTAATGAAACCACATTGATTAATTAACTCCTAATATGTAAATATAAATACAGATAAATAAAAAGGAATATTATGGCATCGGCATCGGCACAGAGCTTGTCAATCAACATGGTGCTTTCAACTGCGATAAAGGGAAGCGATTTTTTACAAATTTCTGTAAACAAACTACATACTTATGCAAAAAGTGTTGAAAAAATAGATCTACTCAAAAGCACAAAATTTTCTCTTCTAGATAGAAATCTAAAACAACTTGATAATCACTTGGGACATATTAGAAGTCAGACTGCTAAAATAAGTGCTAATCCTATCAGGTTGGATATTCAAACAAGTCGAAACAGTTTAAAAGAAGCTCGCAAAGATATGACTGCGATAGAACATGATGCGAAACAAGTTGCATTTTGGACTAAAAAAACAAATGAAAATCTAAATAAACCTGTACAAGAATTTCCATATAAAAAAGCACCGATAATAGATACAAATAACCAACCCACTAATCCAAAAAACAAAACTCGAAAAACTACAAAAAATAATGCTCGGGATATCGGCAACAGTGCAATGGTTGGGGCTGTCGGAATTATTGGCAGTTTTGCAATTCCCTTAAAGCATTCGATTGATTTTGAAAGCAGTATGGCAGATATCACAAAAGCCACAAATGCAGATGAATTCCAAACACTCAAACTTAAAAAAGCCATTTTAGAACAATCAACCAAGGGTTCTATTTTAACTTCGTCTCAAATGGCACAAATTCAAGCAGGTGGCGGACGAAGTGGTGTAGCTATGAAAGATTTACCACAATTCATGAATGATATATCAAAAGCATCTGTTGCAATGGATTTAAGTACAGAGGAATCTGGAAAACAATTTGCAAAGATGGCTGAAAGATTAGACATTCCAATTGATAAAATCAATATTATGACTAATGCATTCACTCATCTTGAAAACAGTGGTACAAACAGTGCAAAAGATATGATCAACACAACAGGCAGATTATCACTTCTTTTTAAAGAATTGAGATTTAAACCTCAAGACGGCGCTGCTATCTCCAATTATATGAACACACTAGAAGTGACACCAGAACTTGCCGCATCTTCATTTCAGATTTTAACTGACAGATTAAAGCAGACTAACAGCCAATTTCATTATTTTGATAAATTGAAAGGTGGTGCTCACGAATTAAAGGGAATTATAAAAGATATAACTTCAAAAATGAGTGATGAAAAAATCATTAAAGAATTTGGCTCAAAAGGCGCAAGTATAATTGTTGGAATGAGCGAAAATTATAAAAGTCTTGATAAATCTCTTGCGCTTGTTGCAGATAATAAATTTATGAGTGCAGTTGATAATGAATATAATGTGAAGCTCTCGACAACTGGTGCAAAGGCGTTGATGATTACAAATAGAATAATAGCTCAAAGCATAATAATTGGTGATCATTTAAAGGGAATTTATTTGTTAATGTACGATGGTCTATCTCAAGCTATTGTCTCAGGAACTGAGTTTTTTAGTAATTTTGTACAAAAATTCCCTCAAGCTTCAAAATCAATAGTCATTCTTGGCACAACATTTATGGCGGGCAGTATTGCACTCGCAGGTTTTGGTCTTGTTGCGAGCGGAGTCGGTACAGCATTAGCGGTTCTTACTTCCCCGATGTCTATGGTGGTTCTGGGTGTAATGTCCATTGCCGCCGCAGGTGCTTATCTTTACAACAAATTTGAGAATGTTAAAACCTCTCTAAATAGTTTCTTTACTTCTTTTTCTAGCGGATTGTCACCTGTAGTCGAAGAGTTCAAAGGTTTATTTGGCGGTTTATTTTCAAGTGTAGGCGGTCTGTTTAGTTCTTTGTCTCCTGTATTTTCAGCGATTAGTACCGTTTTGAGTGGCGTAGGAATTGATTTTTCAAATATAGGAACAATTGCGGCAAATGTTTTTAGTATAGCTCTCTCACCCATCAAATTAGTGCTTAAAGCTCTTACTTGGATTGTAGATGTCGGTGCAATGGTAGTTCAAGGCTGGGTAAATATAGGGGCTTTGGCAGTTGATATCTGGAACGGTGTTACAAATGCTATCAAGTCTCCTTTTGTAATTTTGTTTGATTGGATAGATAGTAGGTTTTCAGCGGTTATGGGCGTAGTTGAGAAAGTAAAAAACATAGCTTCAAGTGTCACAGGGTTATTTGGTTTTGAAGATAAGCCAAAAATCCTAAAAGCAGAACCTTCTGTTGCAAATAATGTTAACTTCAATAAAAAAGTGTCTGGAGTTGAAACCACAAAGAGCATAGCAGATGTAAAAACAATCAAACAAGAAAACATGCTAGATAAGCCAAAAATTCTGAAGACAGAATCTATAGTAAATAATATCAGCTTTAGAAAAGAGCTTCCTAAAACTTCTTTTTTAAAAGAATTAGAGATACCGACCGTTCCGCTTGAGAGTGTATCTGATGTTACAAATACTCAACTCAACCAGACTAAAAATCAACTTCAAAACAATACTAATCAAAAACAGATCGCTCAAACGATAACCAATCAGATTACGGTTTATGCGAGTGACGGAAAGGTGGACTATGAAGACTTAAAAGAAAAACTAAGAAGAGCCAACAAAGAGTTAGCTCATGATGAGCAAGATTTGCAATTTGCAGATGTATCTTAATATAAAGGAAAAAAATGAAAAAAATAAGTGTGCACAGTTTACAAGCTGTAAGAAGTTTCGCGGAGAACCATAGTGTTCATAAATTGAGTTTAAAAAAAAGCAATAAGAATGCTAATGCGAGTTTTAAAATAAGAACTAGTTCTAAGCCTTTTCCTGAAACTTTTGCTTATTATGAAGCAGAGTTGTTTGATGGAGAATATTCTCTTTTAAAAGGTTTTGTTGTAACTGTATTACAAAAATGTTTTACAAAAAAATCTATTAAATTAAGCATTGAAGAGTTAAACAAAGTGATTGATTTTATTGAAACAAATATGTATCAAGATGTTTGTTTAGACCAACCGATGTTAACTGATAAGATGAGAGATGGATTTGATTTTGTTGTAGGTCAGATTATTGTTTTGGGTTGCAGTGTTGAAGACGGTGGGAATAATGAATTTGAGTTACCTGCAATTGTTACAAAAATTCACCCAAGAGATATTAATGAACACTATCAATATGACTTCATATTTCCTTTGAGAGGAGCTTGTGAATTTGTTAGTTGGGGAAAAGACGAAAAAAGATATTTGTGGCGTTTTCATCGTAAAGAAGTAGTAAGACCTCCGACTTGGTTTTTAGATGGATTTTTAAAAGAGACATCTAATTGTTTTACAGTTGCGGATTGTGATTTGGTGTTGGACAACCTATTTTATATAGATAAGAATGTAGATAAAAAAGAAGATATGAAACTAATTTATCCATTTAGATATGAAGGAAAAAAATGAAAAAAATAATATTGGTTCTAGCCTTGGTGGCTAGTTTGTTTGCTTTAGACAATTGGGACGAAGCGAAGGTTAAATATGTGCTTGACGGCGATACTTTGATGTTGCAAAAAGGAGATAAAGAGCCTTTTAAAGTTCGCTTGATAGCGATTGATACTTTTGAAACAAAAGTAAATGAGAGAGCATCTTTGCAGTTGCAAACTCTAAAGGATATACATCCCAATAATCCGCAACATAAAGATAGATATGTTCATTCATTCAACAAAGTTATGGAACTTGGAAACAAAGCTAAGGATTATGTACAAAATAAGTATTTAGGCAAAGTGGTCAAATATCGCAGTTACGGTTTTGATAAATACGATAGAGAGCTTGTTTGGATTGAAGTTTTGAACTTCTCTTTAGTTCGTAATGGTCTGGCACTCTACTATCCAAACAACCAAATATCGCCTCAAGAGAAAGCTTATCTTTTGGATCTAAGTCGTGAAGCGAATCTTGAAAAAAGAGGGATTTACAACAGGTTAGGCAATGATTTCAAATAAACTTATAAGCGGTCTTGTAAGTAGTCTCATAAGCGGTCTTAGCATGGGCAAGCTTGGAGACTTTGAATTTTATATGTCAAAAAACGAATATAAAAAGATATCTCAAACATTAACTGCAGAGCATGGCGTTTTTACTCCAATTAAAGGGCAAAAACGCTTTAGTGATTCAGGCGGCTACACTCGTGAACTCTCTCTTGAGGGTGTTTTAGTAGTTCAACCGCTTAATGCTCTTAAGAGTTTGGAAGATTATCTGATTGCTCGAAAGCCTATACGATTTACTACGCTTAACCATGATTTTGAAGTTTTGATATCTTCTTTAAACATCACTCAAGAGAAGTTTTTAGATGACGGGAACTACACCGTGCAAACTTACAATCTTTCTTTAAAAGAGGTTTATGATGAGCTTGTATAAGTGTAGTGATGGAGATAGAATTGACTTGATAGTGCTGAATCGTTACGGCGATTTGAAACACCTGAACAATGTTGTAGCCGCAAATAAACAGCTTTTTGGCAAGCCTTTGATTTTGCAAAACGGAACTACTATCGAACTCCCGACTTTTGAAACTCAGCAGCGGAATAAAAGTGTGACACAACTGGCTAAGACAAGAGAGCCGTTATGGTAGTTGATACTATAGAACTTATGATTGATGGCGAAGAGGTGGCGATTGAAAATGTACTTAGCCTCTCATTTTCTGATGAAGTCGGTATAAAATCAGACAAAGTTACCATTAGCGTTTTGCCAAATTTTCCAAAACCAAAACCAAGTGCAAAGGTAGAACTCGTCCTCAAAAGTTTAAAAAACGATACGGTAGTAGAAGAGTTAAACTGCGGTTTGTTTCATGTACAAACTGTAACTCGTACAAATAATAAAGCTTTGTCAATTACGGCTACAGGTGTTGAGTTTAACGAAAAACAAAAAGACAAGATATCCCATCATTATGTCGATACAAAACTCTCAAGCATCGTCAAAATTGTCGCTGATAGATTGGGTCATAAAGTAAAGTTTCAAACTACAGACACACAAATAAAATCACTCAACCAAACAAATGAGAGCGATATCAATTTTCTCGAGAGAATATCTAAAGACTACAATGTACTTTTTTCAATCAAAAATGACTTTGTGTATTTTGTAAACAAAGATGATAAATCTTTACCTGTAACCAAAATTGATATATCCAAATGTAGCAGCTCTTCCTTGAAGCACTCTACAAAAACTTACTACAACTCATGCGAAGCTTCATGGCATGACTTAGATGGTGGTAAAACCATAAAAGTTACTGTTGGCGATGGTACACCTGTTATAAAAATCAAAAGTGCATATCAAGATGAGGAGGATGCGAAAGCAAAAGCAAAAGCAAAACTAGACTCCATCAACAAAGGCACGGTTAAAGGATCTCTTTCTTTAAAAGGATGTGCCGTTTATGCAGGTACTAAAGTGGATTTGTTTAACACATACGATGGTGAGGATGACGGTTTGTTTAGTGTAGAGAGTTGCAATCATAGCTATAACCGTAGTGATGGTTGGAACACTTCAATTGAAATAGAAAATTAAAGGAGTTGAAAAGTTGAAAATAGGTTTTAGAGAAAAAAAAGTTGTATTGTCTGTCTCTCAAAGTGGAGATATTCGAACAACTATGTCAGAGTTGACTTACTATACAGAGGTTGTAGAACCTCAGTTGATTTTAGTGCCTATCGGTTTTGATACTGACTTGGGAAGTATTCCCCGAATATTTCAGAGTTTTATACCAAAAGATGGGATAGTCATTTTTGCTTATATTTTGCACGATTATCTTTACAAAATGGGATTATTTACAAGAACTCAAACCGACAATATACTTGATGAAGCGATGAAATCTCAAGGAGCTAGTTTGGTTCATAGAAAAGTAGTCTTAAGCGGTTTAAGAGTCGGCGGTTGGGTGTCTTGGAATAAACATAGAAAAGCAGAAAAGTGAAAATGAAAATTTTACTTATTGTATTTCTGGCGTTGGCGTTGTTATTGTTTAGCGGTTGTAGTACTGCATACGGTACAGGTAAGGTAGTGTACAAAGGTGCAAGAACGGCATATATAGAATTGGAGCTTGAGAATGAGAATTTAGAGAAGATAGACAACATACTTGTTATTTACGACAAGGTTAGAGGTTCGGTTGATGAAGAGGTGCAAAAGCAAAAAAAGCAGGTTGCGAGTACTTTAAAAGTACAAGAGCCTTAATAAAATGTTGGTGGTAAAATGAAAAAATTTCATAAAGCGTTTGAGACAGTTATCGGTATTGAAGGTGGGTATGTTTTTGACAAGGACGACAAAGGCGGTGAGACCAAATTCGGCATATCAAAACGAAGTTATCCCGATTTGGATATCAAAAATCTTTCTTTAGAAGAGGCTCGAGAGATTTACCTCACGGATTTTTGGAATACAGAACGAGGAAATCTCGAAATGTTGCCTGAAAGTGTAGCAATAGAAGTTTTTGATACCGGTGTCAATATGGGCATAGAGATGGGTAGAAAGATTTTGCAAAGGTCTTTAAACTTGTTAAATAGGATTGAAACATTGTATCCAGATTTGAAAGTTGACGGTTGGTTAGGCGATACAACACTTAAAGCACTTGAGAAAGTAGAGACAAGTAAACTGCTCAAAGTGCTTAACGGTCTTCAGTTCATGAAATACTACAGCATAGTAGAGCATGATCACAGTCAAGAAAAGTTTTTTGCAGGCTGGATTGAAAGGGTCTGAAAATACTTAACAAATAGCACAGAGAGTGATACTTCGAACTCCCACTCTCTGAACTGTAATACTATCAAATACATAATTAAAATATGTATAACTGAATTATACTTAGATAGAAAAATAGGAGTTCTATATTAATACTACAACATTAAAACCGCCACACGGTTGGGTCGGTGGAAAATCAAAACTTGCAAAGCAGATAGTCGGTCTTATACCAAATGAACATGAGTTATTTGTAGAGGTCTTTGGAGGTGCGTTAAATGTGCTATATGCTAAAGAGTTACCTGCAAGGTCAAAATATAGAGAAGTCGCAAATGACTTTAACAGCGACCTTATCAATTTGCATAGATGCATCCGCAGCAATCCGTTACTTTTACAAAAATACCTAAATGAGTTGCTTATCTCTCGAGAGCTGTTTAGCGATAATAAAATTAAGCAATATGAAACCACGAGACTTCGTAGAGAAAGCAGCATTTTATTTCTATCAGCTCCAGATGAGTTTTGGAAGCAAGGGCGATAACTTTGCTATGAGTGCCAAAAGCAGAAAACCTAAAAATATTTATAGAGATTTTACAAAATGGTCTCAGAGGCTCAAAATGGTAACTATTGAAAATATGGATTTTCAAAAACTCATAGAAAATTATGATCAAGAAGAAGCATTTTTTTACTGCGACCCTCCGTATGTCGGAACTGAGTCATATTATAAGAATAAAAAGACTTTTGATTTAAACGACCATAAAAGGCTGTATAAGACTCTAAAAGGTGTTAAGGGTAAGTTTCTACTCTCTTACAACGATTGTGAGTTTGTGAGGGGTTTATATGCCGATTTTCGTATAGTAGAGAGTGATAAGTTTGAATACACTCTCGGTAAGAATGTTCATGGCAAAAATAAATCTGTTCGGGAGCTGTTTATAACGAATTATTAAAGTGTGTTTCAGCAGCTGAAAAATATGTGACGGACCAGTAAGTAAAAGCGATTTAGTTCGCTTTTACTTAATATTCGTTTTTTATCAAAAACCTTTTCAAAATGATTGACGAATATTTCAAGCACATTGGCAAGTGTCTCATTTATTTGTAGATTTATTTCATTTCCACTCGCCATCTCGACAATAGTATTTTCTAAAAATAACATAACTTCATCATTTGGATTAGTATGTTTATCTTCTACTATTTCATCTGTAAACATATCCCATATATTTAAAAGTTCGTTTTCATCGACCTTTGCAAATTTTATATTTAGTTGTGTCATCTGCTCTGCTCCTGTATAGTTTTGCCACAATATGGGCAATGTTTAAAGTTATTTTCTTCAATACCGCCCTCCATAAACTGGAAGACATTTCCACAATTTGTATCCCATGTCTCGCCTATGTACATGTCGTTTTCGTGGTTGATTTTCCAAACGCACTTATCTTCTTCAACTACCTCAAACCACTCATCTATCCGCTCTTCTCTGTCGTTGTAACCAAACACAAAATCTATCATCTCGCCAACTCGTGGATGATGAAGTTTTAACCCGTACTTATGCTCATAAAGAGCAACCTGCAAAATATCACCTTTTTCAAAAGTCAAAAGCCCATATTCCCAGTCTTTTTTTAACTTTAGTTTTGTTCCGAATTGCATCTATCAACCTCCACGCTCAATCTTTTTTTATCTTCTGAGATGAATACTATTAAGCCATGCTTCTCGAGCTCTTTTTTAAGAGTTTCTGCACAGAATGGATAATCTCCTTTAAATAATTTTTCATCTTCATCTACGGGATAGTTTCCTTTGCTTGTAACCCACCATTTAGATACTCCATTGTCATAATGATAATCTTCGTATCTATCTGCATAGATGATGACTTCATAGATCCCATTCCCATATATAAGTTGTTCAACCTCTCTATTTGAAAGTTTCCGCATTACCCATTCTCTCCCCATTTTCTCTTTGTTCGTTTATACCATTTTACAAACACCACACCCAATACCAAAACCGCCAAAATACTTAAAACCACTACCATGAACATTATAAAAACCTCTCTGCCAACTCTTCTAATTTTCGTTCAAATTTATCAAATAAACTATTTGCTTTTTTTACTAATTTTGCCATCTTATGCCCTTTAGGATATAATACGGTTATCTAAAAACTGCTCGACCAAAAGTATTTTTAGACTCCGTAAATGGTTAGCTCTCACGAGCGACTGTTTACCTCCTCTTTTTTAGATTCCCTTATTCATCAATTAAATTACTAACAACATCTCCATAATAGTTTTTCATCGTGTCAAACATTATTTTTAAACATTCTTTTGCTTCATCCTCATCTAAATTTTGATTTTCCAAAATTCGAAGTAGTCTTTCTCTTAATTCCTCTTTATTGTCACTATCGTATTTATCAAACATTGCTTATACCTTTTTATGTAACTCATAGTTAGACAAAAACAACTTTTTAGCCACTGCATTTGGAGTTCTAAACTCCTTTGATGTTAAGCTCTCTAAGTAAGCCAGTTGCTCATCATCAACTACAAAAGCTATTTTATTTGTAGCTTTGCTCTGTCCTGCAGTCGGACGACCTGCCTTTTTATCCTGTTGTGTCACACCCGCTTTTAACTCTTGATGTTCTTTTGCTTTTGCATCAGCTCCCTCAAAAGTATTTATTTGTTGTTGACTTAAAGCCTCGTCAAGGCTAAGTTTTTGTTTTGCCATTATTTTTCCTCTATAGCTGATTTTTCTTTTAATAGATCTTCATATGTCTCGTCATTATTTAGAACATACTTTAAGATAGCTTTGTATTCAGGTATGAAGTTTCTACCGTCATGAGCTATCTTTTTGCTTTGAGCAACTAGCTCAAGCGGACTCTCGCCAAATTCTAAAGCATTTTTTAGCATTTTAGTTTTTCTAAGAGGCAAGACTTCAATCTGCGGAAATTTTGCTTGTATAGATGCTTTTACCTCATCAAAATCTTGCTCACTCTCGAGTCTTGTAGCAATAACTAAAAACCGTTCATTAAATTTTGAGAGTTCGGTTATAGTTTTTATTGCCTTCATTTTGCTGTTTAAATCGTTAATACATGGAACGATAACAATATCGCAATGCTTTATAATATCGGTTACACCTGCATCGACGAACCCTCCAAAGTCATAGACTGTTTCGTCTATAATTTTTAAATCTTTAGTAATTTTTGCCATGCTTGGATAAACCAACTCGATAACACTATCATCATTTGAAATGAGATAATAATCAAGCTCTTTTGCAAGAGCAAAACTAATCGCTGTTTTACCTGCTCCACCGTCAATAGTTGCAACTGCTATTTTCATCTATTCGCCTTTCATCGTCATATAGTGTTCAGTTGTAACAAGACGGTCTTTGTTTATCTCATGACCGAGTACATCCGACTTAAAGTTTATCTCTTCTCTATCAGTTCCGTTCTTTTTGCCAAATTTCAGATATACAAGTTCAGCATAGATCTCTCTTGCATCGTGGAAAGTGTAGTTTGTACCTGTAAGTTTTTTGAATGAACGGTTGAAGATATGATTGTATTTACTGTTTACTTCTGTATTTTTAAGAGTTGTCGTATCAATATCTGCTCTAAGCTGTTTAACAAGACTTGCCAAAAATTCAAAATCATCATCTAATGAGTAAGCTTTAATTTCAGAACCCTCAATGCCTTTTTTAGAGATACCTTTATAAAACCATTCGTTGTCTTTTTTTATAATCTCAAGACTTTTTAAAATCTCAACACTTCTACGACCTGTTACAAGAGCAAGATAAGAAGCGTATAGGTAAGCTCTTGCCTGCTCAAGTGTTTGTTGTTTCGCCATAGGTATGTCGTTGTTTACAATTTGAGTTTTTAACTGTCCGATTATGTTTTGAATCTGAGTTGCATCGAAAACCTCTTTATCTTCTAAGTTGTCTAAAACTTTCTCTGTGTCAACCTTTTTGATACGCTCATAAACATCGCTAGGAACACTAAAGAGTTCAAGTGCTAAATCTCTAAATTCATCATCAACATCTTTGATCACATTTCTCATATCAGCGTAGTATCTTGCAACGGTTTTGATTTTACGACCGCCCATCCAACAATAAGGTATAAATTTAGTAACCGTTAGCATTGTCTCTCGTTTACTACTGCTGTTTAACAACTCTTCTTTAAAAAGGTCTCTAACATCTTTTAGGCTAGACACACCGTAGAAGATTTTAACAGTCTCTTCATGTGTTTTTTCCTCCTGCGGCATATTGTCTTGAATAGCTTGTTTAACAACCGTATCAATAGACTGAGTAACCTCATCCGCTATATCAGAGCTATGGATATCACTGCTAACATTTATTTCTTGATTTTTAACCGTGTCCTGCAGGTCTTTGACTTGCTCAGTCAATGCTTTAATCATTTCGACTAGTTGAGTATTGTCAGCTGAAACTTTAGCTATAGGTTCTTTATATAGCTCCCAATCTTTTTCTTTAGCCGTCATGATGTTATATAGTTTGCCGTTATTATCAGTTATTTGACCGTCTTTATTCATAGATATAAATCTATTTTTTCCCCATGTAGCGGCTCTAATCTTGTCACCGCTCATCAACTTCGTAAGTGCTGTATTCTTAAGCATCGTGTAGCTCCTTAGTTTCTTATCTAACTGTTGGAAGTATATAGAAATAAAACTTAAATAATTATAAT